TGTGGGGCGATACTTTAGGAATTCTAAATCGCCAATGGAAAGGCAAAGTAGTTCGCAAAGGCAAACAAGAGTTTGCTGATATTGAAGCCCTTATCCAAGAGATTAAAAAACATAAACCCCGTGAGCGTAAGCCAATGGTCGGTGGTGCCTCTTTAGTAGTTTGTGCCTCTGACTGGCAAACTGGTAAACGAGATGGCGATGGTCTTAAAGGTTTAGTTGGTCGATGGCTTCAGGCTATTGATGATGTTGAGTTTAGAATTAAAGAGTTAAAGAAAATTGGTCGTCCCATAGATTCAATCACAGTTCTATGCCTCGGTGATTTAGTTGAAGGATGCGATGGTCACTATGACATCCAAACTTTTACGGTTGAAGTTGATAGAAGAGACCAAGTAAAGATTGCTCGTCGTCTTTTAAGAGATGCTCTTATACGATGGTCAAAGGTTGTTCCTGATATTACAGTCGCCGCTATTGGTGGAAACCATGGAGAAAACCGAAAAAATGGCAAAGCCTTTACTACTTTGAATGACAATGATGATGTAGCCCTAGTTGAGTCAGTTGCCGAAATTTTCCAAGCCAACCCTGAAGCCTACGGTCATATTCGGTTTGCAATTCCAACAGATGAGTTGAGTTTAACTATCGAAGTCCAAGGAAAGATTATTGGAATTACCCACGGTCATCTAGCCCGAAGCGCAGGAAGCCCTGAAGCCAAATTGCGTCGATGGATTGCTGACCAAACACTAGGTCGTCAAAAAATAGGCGACTGTGACATTTTAGTAACGGGGCATTATCATTCATTTCGTCTATCAGATTGGGGAGGAGTCAAATGGCTACAAGCACCAGCCCTCGACGGAGGAAGCGTGTGGTGGAGACAATCAACGGGGGAGATTGCGGATGTGGGAGTTCTGACCTTTGTTGTGAGCAGTCAGGGAGTGTCGGACATCCAACTATTATGAACGACCCAAGAGATATAGCCGCATACGCCGCAGAATTGGTCTCAGGAGACCGACAGGAAGCCTACGGGCATCCGCTTGATAACTTTACCCGTGCCTCAAAGATATGGTCTGTAATCCTCGGCTGTGAGGTTTCTGCCGAACAAGTTGCCCTTTGCATGGTTGGAATGAAGGTAGCCCGTGAGGTCAATCAATCTAAGCCCGACACCGTAGTAGATGGCATCGGATATTTTTTAACTCTAGGTATGATTCAAGAAGAAAGATTAAGAAGACTTAATTCTTAAAAAATCAATACGCTATACTGAATCCAATGTGCGCTTAGTCGCCTGAGTTTTTCGTCTCTTCCGTGTCCGAGTGACCTGACGGTCACTCGGGTTTTCTATGTGCCGTCACGGAGGAGGTTTGAATGGCTCGTTACAGAGTCTTACAAGGTATTGATTACCCACCAAACAAAAGAGCCGAGGCTGGCAAAGTCGTAGATGACTTACCTGCAACCTCGGTCAAATGGCTTTTGGAATCAGGAATTATTGAAGATGCTGATAAGCCAACTAAGAAATCACAAGAGCCAGTTGTAGAAGAACCTAAAGTCGAACCAGTAGCCGAGAAGGTTGAAGAACCAATCGTTGAAGAAGGTTTTGACCCTAACGCCGAAGATATTGATGGCGATGGTTTTGTCCAAGACGGCACCCCACATCAACGCCCAGTTGAGGAGAAATAATGCCTACTTTTCGCCACGGTAAAAATGTCAATGTCTTTATTGATGAATTTGATTTTTCTACCTACTTTAATGATGTCAGCGCATCAACCACAGTTGATACCGCAGAGTCAAGTGCTTTTGGAACAAGCGCTAAGACCTATGTAGTCGGTCATCGAGATGGAACTATCTCGCTTTCAGGAATGTTTGAAGGAACCGCCTCAACGGGTACAGATGAGTTTTTTGAAAATGCCCTTGGTAATACAACCAAGGCTTTAGTAATTGTTGCTCCTGAGGGTCATTCAAATGGCACAGGTGCAATCATGTTAGAAGCCGACAATACATCCTACGAGGTCTCAGGTGCCATCGCAGATATTGTTCAAGCAAGCGCAGAATTCCAATCAACAGATGCAGTAGAACACGGAAAGATTCTTTCTTCAGGTTCAACTGTAACTACGAGTGGAAACGGAACAGGCGTAGACAATGGAGCCTCAACCACTAATGGTGGAGCAGGATTCTTGTCAGTTCCAGTAAATACACGCAACGGAAATATCACAGTAAAAATCCAACACTCAGCAGATAATTCAACTTTTGCTGACTTGGTTACTTTCACCGTGGTTTCAGGTACTACTACAACCTCACAAAAAATTGAGGTTGCAGATGGCACAACAGTAAACAGATACCTACGAGTTAATTACACAGTCGCAGGTTCAACAGGCTCGGCTACCCCCGTGGTGGCTTTTACTAGGAGGTAAAAAACAATGCCAACATTTAGACATGGTAAATCCACCGTATTTAAGGTAGACAACTCAAGTGGAACTCTTACCGATATTAGCAATACCCTTACCGATGTTTCATTTCCACAATCAGTAGACACCGCCGAGACTTCCGCTTTTGGAAGTTCTGCTAAGTCTTATGTAGTTGGTTTGTCTGATGGAACGCTTTCAGTATCAGGAAACTACGATGCAACAGTAGATGCTCATTTGGCTGGAGTTTTAGGTCAAGCGGCTTCTCTTTCATTTGAGTACGGACCTGAAGGCTCAACATCAACATTCGTCAAGTACTCAGGAGAGTGCATCCTAACTTCTTACGAGAAGAGCGGCGCCATCGGAGATGTAGTTACATTCTCTGCTGAGTTCCAAATTACAGGTGCAGTCACCCGTGGTGCTTACTCATAAAAAAACTGAATTAAAAAAACTTAATAAATTATCGTGACCAATCAATCTAGTGTCCCAAGGAGAAAAGAAATGACAGATTTACGCAAAAACATATTTGACGCCGATGATATTACGAAAGAGTTAGTGGAAGTCCCTGAATGGGGAGTGACAGTAGAAATTCGTTCTATGACGGCTGGACAAAGAGCAACACTTACTGAAGGAGTTACATCCTCAGACAAAGTAGATGTTTCTAATATGTACGCAAAAACTGTAATCGCAACCGTGTTCGACCCTGCAACTGGCTTGCCAGTTTTTACAGACCAAGACCGTGAAGCCATTCTCTCAAAGAATGGTGCAGTCATTGAGCGTTTGGCAACAAAGGCTCTTGGCAGTTCAGGTCTTAGCGAAAAGGCGGTAGACCAAGCACAGGCTCGATTTCCTCAAGAATCCTGAGAGACGGTTTCTTTTCGAGATAGCAGAAAAGTTAGGTAGGACGGTGGGTGAACTTCTTTACGGAAGTCCCGCCCACCGACCTCTTAGCAGTATGGAATTAACAGAGTGGAACGCCTTTTATCTTGTCAAAGAAAAAGAGCGTGAGAAAGCGGAGAGAAAAGCGAAGGCTAGGAGATAAATGGCTGAATCACCTACCATGGAAGTCCGTGCCCGATTAACGGCTGACTCCGCTCAATTTACAAAAGGTTTACAAGAAGCCTCAAGAAGTGCTGAGGCTTTTCAAGGTGCGGCATCAAAACTTAATTCAAGTCTAAATGCTCTTGGTGCAGTCGCCGCTGGTACGGCAATTAGTTTAATTGTCTTTGCCACAAAGTCTTTCAAAGCGGCGGCTGAAGTCCAAGAGTTAGATATTGCTTTACAGGCGATTGGTCAATCTACTCGATACGGATATGCCCAACTTGCTATTGCGGCTGAAGAAATTCAAAATGTTGGATTATCTGCGGTGGCTTCTCGCAAGGCAATTATCAAACTTGCTCAATCAAATGTTGATTTAACTAGCGCTACTGAATTAGCCAACATTGCTCAGAACTTATCTGTTACAGCAAGCGTCAATTCAGCGGATGCCTTAAATTCTTTAATTTTTGCTATTACAACAGGTCAAACAAGAATGTTGCGTCAAATTGGTATTACCGCTGGAGCGACAGAAGCCTTTGCTATTTATGGACGAACAATAGGCAAGAGCGCTAGTGACTTGACTATGGCTGAAAGACGCCAAGCAGTTTTGAATTTGATTTTAAGAGAGGGAATTAAAGTACAAGGTGCTTATGCCTTAGCAATACAAAGTCCTTCTCGAGCCTTAAAAGAAATGGGTGACCAAACTAGAAGATTGCAAGAAGCAGTCGGATTAAGATTACTCAATGCTTTTAGCGCACTAATTTTGTCTACTCTTGAATTGCGTACTAAATTAGCAAGAGCCTCCGAAGGTACTGGTTCTTTCTCTAAAGTTCTTGACGCTTTAGAAAAAGTATTAACTAAATTAGCAACTCCGTTTACAACTTTGACAACAAATATAGGAAACTTTATTGAAAGAATTGATAAGAGTAAATTAAGTGTAAACGAGATTGCTTCAACCATGGAAAAGGTATTGCCTATTGCGGCGGCGTTTGCTACATTCTTTGGTATACGAGCGGGTAAATCTTTAGCGCAAGCGGCGCCTTTCTTCGAAGGATTTTTCTTACAACTTTCAAGATTTAATTTAATCTTTACTACTTTTGTTTTAGCCGTAACTTCTCCTCAATTAAGAGGAGCAATAGGACAATTAGTTACTGCTTTTGCACCACTTGTGCCAGCAATTCAGAAATTAGCAGTTGTATTTGCAAACCTGTCCGCTTTAACAATAGGTGTTGTTGCAAAGGCTATAAGATTCTTAGCCTCAGTTGTTGAAAGAATTGCAAGTATTTTCCAAAATAGTGCAAGAGCCACACAAATTCTTGTTATAGCCTTTACAGGAATTGCTACCGCAGTTGGTATAGCAACCGTAGCCTTCTATGCTCATGCGGCCGCTTTAAGAATAGTCGCCTTTACTCAAACTGTAT